TCTAAATCAGGCGAGCGTGGCATGTTTAATCGTAAGGCCGCAGACAACCAAGTATCTAAAAGTGGTAGAAGACAGACAGGTTACATGTGGGGTACAAACCCATGTAGTGAGATCATACTTCGACCTTATCAGTTCTGTAACTTATCTGAAGTAGTCGTACGAGAAAACGACGATTTGATATCACTCAGATCAAAGGTACGTGTTGCTACAATATTGGGTACATTTCAATCTACTCTTACAGATCTGAAGTACCTACGTAAGATATGGAAAACAAATACTGAAGAAGAACGCTTGCTTGGTGTGTCACTAACTGGTATCATGGATCATTATGTGTTGTCCAAGACAACTGATTCAAAGGTTTGGTTACAAGATATGAAAGAAGTGGCAATAAAGACAAACAGAGAATATGCAGATGCTATAGGTATACCTAGAAGCACGTCTATTACTTGTGTCAAGCCAAGTGGCACTGTGTCTCAATTGACTGACTCTGCTTCAGGTATTCATGCTAGACATAATCCATACTACATTAGAACAGTACGTGGGGATAACAAAGATCCCCTAACACAATTTATGAAAGAAGAGGGTATCCCTGCAGAGCCTGATGTTATGAAGCCTGACAGTGTTACTGTGTTTTCTTTTCCTATGAAATCTCCTAGTGGTGCTATCACTAGAACAGAGATGAGTGCAATAGAACAACTAGAATTATGGAAAGTCTATGCACTTAATTGGTGCGAACACAAACCATCTGTGACTATTTCTGTAAAGGAAGAGGAGTGGATGGAAGTTGGTGCGTGGCTGTACGATAACTTTGATATAGCGTCAGGTGTATCGTTCTTACCATTTGCCGATCATACGTACCAACAAGCTCCTTATCAGGACATAGATGCGGATGAATATCTCGAATGGAATGGGCGTGTGCCTAAGTCACTCGACTGGACTAAGTTCTCTATGTATGAAAAGGAAGACAATACGAGCGGTACTCGTGAATTGGCTTGCACTGCAGATGCCTGCGAAATCGTAGATTTAGGTGCAAACTAATGATCGAAGTATCAATCAGCGAAGATTACATGCGTCATGCGAGGGAAAAAGCTTCTACTGTAGGCATTTTGCAGGGAAGTATTACAGGTGGCACTAGTAACGTTGTAGGTGCGATAGGCGAGGTAATCGTAGCTGATATCATTGGGGCAACTGAAGCAAATACATATAACTATGATTTAGTGAAAGATGGGAATCGTATCGACGTTAAGACTAAACGTTGTAACACTAAGCCACAGTCAAATTATGATTGCTCGGTTGCATCTCATGGTACGAAACAAGACTGTGATAGCTATGTATTCGTAAGGATACTGACTGATCTCAGTAAGGCTTGGATACTAGGTAGCATCAGTAAACAAGAATACTATGCTAAAGCTACTCGATATAAGAAAGGTCAAGTAGATCCGAGCAACGGCTTTACGTTTAAAGCTGATTGTTATAACCTACCTATAAGTGAATTAGAGCCGATCGATGAAATCAAAGGTAAAAGCGAAACTATTCTCACTAGAAGCGTTTCTTAATAAGGACGGAAATGTTGAGATATTCTACGATGCAGTAGATCCAAATGAATTTGAGAAGACCATGAATTTAGGTCTTCCCATGTACGAGGGTACAACTAAGGTAACTCAATTAATAAAGTACATGAAGTCTATGGCACAAGAGGTCATGGACAAATCAGGTAGGTATGTTTGATGGAGTGGTGGCAAGTTTGGCTACTGGTAGCTATCACTATCAACACCACTATCAATACAGTTGTTTTCTTCAGAGGTCGTAAGATACTTAGGAAAAGAGATAAGCCTAATTCTTCTTCCTCATCATCTTGAAGTCTTCTTTATCTATCTTGTTGTTCTTATTCATGTCTAGCTTGGCTTGACCACCATACATCATGCCCATATTTGAACTCATCATCATGTTTGATGGGTTAGCATTAGGCTTTATTTTCTTCTCATCCATCATGCCACCCATTTGCATGTTTTTGCCTTTCTTAGCCATGCCACCATACATCATAGGCTTTCTCATGGTAGTACCACCACCGTACATCATGCCCTTACGTGGTCCGTTGTAGTAAGTCTTCATTAGTCTCTCTCCTTAGTTAAATTATCTAACTACTCTGCCGAATAGTTTTTCTGCACCTGTTAAAGTCTCAGGATCTGTGTCAGGTGAGCCACCTAAAAATTCAGGCTTCTTTCGTACATCAAACTTTTCACCTACAGAAGCTCCCGGAGTTATTGCTTTTAATAAATTAGGTGTCAAGTACTCTCCTTCTCCTGCTACTTTCATAGCTTGTTTGTCTATGCCACCTATTAAGAAGCCTTTTTCTTCTGCTTGTTTGACGTAGTTGTGGTAGTTATTAATTACACCTTCTCCTGATGAAGAGAAGAATCCCTCTCCTGCATCTGGATTTAATTTAGATCCTTCTGCACTCTCGTACCTAGCAACTTGTTTTGCAAGAGCGTTGGTTATAAGTTGTAAAAAGTTTGTTTCTAACTTTCTATCTAAAGGCTTTCCAGTTTTTATAATCTTTAAAGCGTACTCAGCAATTTCTGGTTCATCTATCATGGCTGAAAACATATTAAAATTCTTCATCCTATAAGTTTGTAGGATTGCTTCTGTTGCTACATATTTAAATGAAACAACTTCTCTAGCCATAGAATACACTCTACTTATGTAAGACTCTACAGATAATCCACGTGGTATTCCTACAAAGTTTACGCCTGAACTTGCTCCCGGAACTCTCGTGTTCATCAAGCCTGCTATTGCTTGTAAGTTTTCGTAGAGTTTATCATCTCCTGTTGCTCTATTAAAAAGAGTTTTTATGGCCGCAGCTTCTTGGCTATTTCCTTCTCCACCTAGTTTTTTCCACATAGCAGCAGGATCAATTGCTGTAGGTATAGGTTTATCCATATTCCCCACAGTGCCTTGCACGGGTCGTACTGATCCTGTCTGTATAAATTCTAAAGCTTGTTTAGCTATTAATTTATCGTAGCGTCTTATATTGTCGTCAAAGGCTTTTCCTTCTATACCCCTTTGTTTTAGACTACGTATATAACCTCTTCTCACAGAATCTAATTTATCAAGTCCATCTGCACCTTTTTGAAGAGCCAAAGCTATATTAGGTGGATTTATATCCCCACTATATTTTACCATCAAGTCAGTTTCAGCTTTTAAATCTTTTGCCACTATGCTATCAGGTTTACGTATTTCTTCCACAATATTTCTAGTATTATCTAGGGCAGTCTTAACATGTAACTTAGCATTTTTACTAACTCTTACAAGCTCATCTATTCCTCCTACATCATAAATAGAATCAATATCGGCTTGATTAAACAAAGGTACGACTGTACCGTCTTGTCTTACCATAGTAGCATTCTGCATTTGTGACATTACAGCAGCAAAAGTATCTTTATCTCCCTCGCCTATAAGTTCACGACCTTCAGTAATCTCTTTACTAGTTAAGAATTTACCCCTGAATATAGGATCATCACGTAACTTCTGCACTAACTTACCACCAGAACTGGCATTAAGTGCCATCAGTTTAAGACTGTTTTTCATCAAGCTCTTAAATGATCTAGTTCCTCTTTGACCTTCTACAAATTGGTAAGTTATGGGCATATTTTTGCCACCTGATACTCTGACTCCATTAAAAACAGATGCCATATCTGACATAAAATCTGTACTTAAAGAAGACATTTTATTATTTTTAATATAGGAGTTTATTTCATTTGTTACCCAGTTAGCAGGGTTTTGTTTTGTTTTATAAACTATACCACTTTCGCTTTTACTAGAAATTGTATTTAACCAATTACCCCCGATAGTGCCAGTATCATATCTTTCAGCATAATCCAAGTAATTGTTTTTGACCTGCCTGTAATCGTTCATAACTTTATCACTTACAGGAATTCCCCCTGTTTGGTCAAAGAACCCTACTCTAAAACCTGTAGCTTGATCTTCCGCTGCATTAAATAATGACTCTCGTATATCTTTTACAGGTAGCACCTTTCTCTTACCTCTATCTCTATATACAACACTTGAAAGTCCTGACGCTACTAATTCAAAATCCACAAAGTTAAGAGGTAGCTTCATTACATCTTGACCTTTGTCAATGCCTTGCTGTCTTAGAGCAGACCATATTTCTAAAGATGAAGCATTGGGGTATTCTTCTTTGATTGCATTGACTGCGTCTGTTAATTCAGGTCTAGAGTTGAAAAACTTATCAGCAGCATCATTCAAGGTAGAGCCTATATTTGATTCTAAAATGGCTGACATTTTAATGCCTGCAATCTTTTTAGCCCCTTCTGATGCAACGTCATCTTTTACCATAGTATCAAAGACACTAGACACATCCATGAAAGCATCTTTGTTTTGCTCTCTTAATATATTAAACCCATTAGATGCTCTTCGGTATTTTCCTTCTTTAATATAATTAAAAGCTAAACTTGTTATTTTTGTGATATCAGAACTGACTGCTTTTTTTGAGTTCTCGGCTTTTTGTGTAAACTCCATTATAGCCTGATCAAATACTTCAAGCTCTTGGTTCAACTCTCTTGTTATTTGTTCGGAAGTTTTACCTAAAGCTATGTCCATTTTTTTCTTTGTTAAATTAAGAGTGTGTAATAGCTCTCCTGTATCTTCTAACTTACCTCCACCTATCTCAGCACCTGTTGTTCTTAATAACAATACGGCTTTAGAGTCATCTATGTTTGTATAAAAATCATCTATTTCTTTTTGTAAAGCTACCTGACTATCTTTTGCATACCGCTGTAGACCTCGTATAAATTTTTGATCAGCTTCTGTAATACTAGGGGAAGTCGCTGCGACATTAAGTTTGTTAACGGCATCAGCCAATTGTTGATTTAATTCTTTTTGGTTAATAAGTTTATTTTGCAGGTCTGTAAATTTTTGTGAGAAATTCATAGCGTCGCCTGCTTTTATAGAATTAGTCACAGAACCTGAAGTTTGTTTAAGTATATTTAATACGCCAATAGTTTCTATAGTATTTGTTACAAGATCGGGGCTAGTTATTATTGGGTTTCCTCTAGCATCTCTCAGAGACAATAATCTGTTTTGCATAGCTATGGTTGCATTTGCCCCCTCTTCAAAAATTACACCTAATTCGGGAGATTTTCCATACATAGTAGCTACAAATTCTTCAGCTACTTTTTTCTTACCTGTTGCTATGTCTGTTGTAAAAATTCCTTTAAGAACACTTCTCATACTACCTGTAGAACCAAATAATAACTTTTCACCATATAGACCTAGAGCAACACCTCCAAATTCAAACATAGTTTCGCTTTGATCTTCAAAGTATTCTTGATGTGTATATTTTGATAAGCCTACTCCAACTGCAGGAAACCCCTCTGTCTTTACGGCATTTAAGAATTTTTCAGGAATTCTAGCTGTTAAAAACATATTAGATTTTCTTGATTGCAGTTCTTTTAAAATATCTGATTCTTTTTTCCAACCCTCATTCCATCTAGGATCTTTAACTCTTCTCTCAGAAAATTCTTTTACTCTCTCGGCTTGTTGCTTAATCATACTATCTATTTCAGTAGTATCTACTTTTCTAGTATAATTTTTTAATACAGACATGGAGTTTATAGCATCGATAGTGGATGATTTTTTCCAACTATTAAAAAACGGAGTATTAAAAAACTCACTACCACTTTCAGCATAGTTAGTTAATATAGACTCGTAATTCTCACCTTTTTTTATACCATTTTCAACAGCTTCTTCAAAAGTTTTACCGCCATATTGTTTTTTTACATAGTTTCTAAAGGAAGAACTTCGTAGCATTACTTTACCAAATCTAGCGAGACTTAATATACCTGCTACAGGTAGCCCTGATACAAATTCTCTTTTAATTGGTGCTGTCCAATCAGGACTCCAATCAAGTATTCTTTCTGCTGTTTCTACATCTATACCTGTTCTTTGAGCAAATATTTCAGCACCGTAGTCTATGTGGGTTTCAGGTAATCTCATAGTCTTAAGCCAATCAGGAGTTTCCTCGTCATCAGCACCTTTAAGTAAATCACCCATAGTATTTACGCCCTGCTCAATCATAAATAAACTAGCATTACCTAACAGCCTGACTATATCTTTAGTGTAATTAACTGTTCTAAATGACTCCAAAGACTTGTCTGGCTCTAAGAATCCTTCAGTAGCTTGTGCTTTTATCAGCATTGCCTTTTGGTATTCACTTAAGTTTGTCTTCTTGTCAAGAAAGTTTTTGAATAGCAAAGCAGGGTTTTCATAGTCTAGTACAACCTTACCTTCTTCACCTACATTACCAAACAAAGGTCGTTCTTTAAGCTCAACTTTGTTTCCTTCTGTGTCAATATAGAACGGTTTTCCTTTAGGTAGGCGAACAGGTTCTTTCTTGTCTCTAACAGGCTCTGCAAACTGAGTGAGAAGACGATTAACAGGTAAGTCAGCGATGGAATCAACAGTTTCTATCTGTTTAGCTCTGTTATTAGCCATTACCTTTATCTTGTCTTCGTAAGTCATACCTTCTGCAAAAGGTACAAGAGGAGAGTCTTCTACGTTAGTGATGATATTTCCATCTTCATCTTTTATTTTCCCTTGATCAGCCAATGTCTGAAAGTCAACTTTATTCATAAGTCTAGCGTTAGGGTTAAATCTTTTTTCATCTTCAACATACTTATCATAGTAAGTTTGAAAAGTTCGATACCCTATTGCATTGTTTATGTCTGTACGTAGTTGGTCAGGTCTATCGGTAGCACCACTAAAGAACCTTCTGTCAAGGCTCATGGCATCACTGCCATCTATCTTTATATCTTCTAAAAAATTAGCAGGCTTTGTCTCGTCTTCTTTTTCTACAATGCCACTTTGAATTTCTTGAACAGTTGCCATTAATACGACTTCCTTACTTTTTTATTAGATTGTTGATTAGGTTGTTGATTAAGTGTAGTATTTACATCATTTCCTGTTGGATCTATATTTTGTGATTTTTCCTTTTTAAATGTGTAACCTTCTTGTTTGTTAACACCTTCAGTATCTCCTATTAAAGAGCGACCTCTATCGTTTTGATCTTTAATTGCACTAATTATTGCCCCTAATTCTCCTCTGTAAGCGTCTAGCATAACGAGAGCAGCTCCTGCATCCGCCACATCTCCTCTAGCAATCATTTCAAATATTACTTTTTCTTTTTCCGCTAATTCGGCAACTTGCATAGCGACTATTTTTAAAGCTTGAGGGTTTTCGTTTAAACTTTGTTGTAACGCTTGGGCAGATAACCTTACGTCACCGTCAGATAATCTTACTGTAGTTCCACCTGCAGTTAGACCCCCGCCTGCATCTTGTGCCATAGTTGCAATATCAAATACCATAAGAGTTGTCGTGTACTTTAATAAAGCATCGTTTGCTATTTGATCTTTTGTTTTTATTCCTCTGCTAGCTTGTTCCGCAGTTACAGTATCAGGTGCATTAGCAATATCGTTGCTTAAATTATTTATAGTATTGCTTAATTCTTCTGCTGTTTGTCCGAATTCATTGTTTCCACCTTTGTATCCTGTCATTCTTTTGAGTAAACTTTTTGCCTGCTCATAAAAACCCGTTGCTCCTGACTGAATACGTGCGGCATAACCAGTTCCTGCTCCTGCATCTACAAGTGATATAACTTCATTTGCTCTGGTAAATCTTTGCCCTGATTGTTGAGCTTTAGATAATGAGTTTATAATCATCTTACCTTTGTCAGGACCAAATACTCTAGTTAAAAACGCTTCTTTGTTAGATGCGACTTGTTGGTTATTTACTTGTCTGAGGGGAGGATTCGCTTTTCTAGGTAATGAATTCTTAATTATTCTATGAAAAATTTCAGGATCATTTACTAAAGTTTCTCCTAACTCTGGCATTTCTTCTCTGAGAGCATTTCGTATAGTTTGCCCAACTTCAGGAGTTAAATTACTTATTTGACTAGGTTCTAATCTAGAATCGATAGCTTTTTTTGCTATGCCTATAGCTTTTATAAGGTCACTACCTGTGTATGCAGGACCTCCTGAACCAAATCTTTGTTGGTGTTGTATTTTTTGTTCTTCCATAAATTTTTGTTGGTTACGCATCCAATCAATTACTTCTTTATTAGACCCCGTCCTTAATATAGATCTTTGAGCAATCATAATATCTTCTTTTTTAAAAAGACCTCGTTCATCTGCCCCGTAGAATCCGGGAATAGACATAGTTACCATGCCATTAGATTCTTTTATTTGAGCCTTTGAATCAAGGAAAGCATTTGGATTTGTACCCTTAATATATTCTTCTAAATATGTCTTATCCTTTTGAATCTGTTGAGCGAGTACATTTGCAAGATCAGGATTAGATAGTATAGCTTTATAATATATAGGATTATATACTACTTCTACATCTTGTCCTTCCACCTTACCATCTTTAACTGTGGACATACCTGCATAGTTCATAATAATATCACTTAATAAATTTTGATATCCTTGATCAGTTAGTTCTCTTTTTAATTTTGGTAGATTTTTTATTTGTTCAGCATATATACCTGTTGCCGTTGTGTATTTTGATTTTACGTCTGGTAAACTGGCGTATCCATCAGGCATGAAAATATTAAACTTACCTAAGTTAGGATTTTTATATTCGTATTGACCTAAGAATTTCTTTTTGTTTTCACTTTTTGCCTTTTCAAGTTCTACGCTAGTTGTTAACTCCATTTCTTTGAGTCTTTTTTGAAAACCAAACTGTCTTTCTTCTTTCTTTTTTTGCCTTTCTTCTTCTACCTTCTGTTGCTCTAGGTACGCAACATTAGCATTGTATTGTTGAGCTGCACCTTTTACAAAGTTCTTAAAGAAACCACCTGCACTAAGCCTTGCCATTATCTATGTCCCCTTCTATAACTTCTTCTGGAGCTATTGCTATAAATCCCCTTACTGTAGTAGGTTCAGGTTCTTCATCAATCTCATCCGCTTTTGATTGGATAAACTTGTACAGATCAGGATTTCTGTCCTTCATCACTGCAAGCATGTCATCATCACTCATACCCTCATCCATTTGGTACAAACCATCTCTTGTATTGTACACTTTTACAGGTATCTCTTCCTCTGCTGCTACCCCCATGAGGTAAGCTGCAAGAGGTCCTTTGATTATCTCTGCAACATCAGGAGTAAATTGTCCTTGACTAAAACCACCTATCGCAATGCCATTAACTATCTCTTGAATAGATACGCCTGCAATCATAAGCTTTTCCATTTGGGTACGAACTTCAGGAGCTTCTAACCTATCAATTACAGCATCAACTGCTTTATCAGGGGTAGCATGTACAGGAGGTTTTTCCCATGCCCATTTACCTTTAGGTTCAGTCAAAGACCACCCCGGAGGGGCTTTGTTAAAACGGTTTGCTCTAAAGTCTTCTCTTGTAGGGGGACGCTTTATTTGTTTCATGTTTATTATCCATAGTATTTAGGAGCAAATGATGGTAGCTTAGTACGAGCAGCCACGCTAGGCATCTTAGCACCCTGTAGCTTTATAGTTGCACCACTTGAACCTTTGTAGTTCATCATCTGTGCTACTGCCATTTGTATTGAGGGAACTTTACTTGCGTTTGCTTTTATTATAGCATCATTTACTCTCGGTGTATAGCCAAATTGAAGATTTGCTAAATTACTTTTACTTACGTTAAATTGTCCTGCACCTGCAGTGCTTCTTGGTGCAGATACTCTTCTTTTCTTTGATTGTGGCATCTGAGTGGTTGCACCCGCTGGTGCTACAATGTCCATAAAACCACCTGCGAACTCCATAGCAGTTCCAAGATATCCTGCAGTTCTTCCTGTTACACTATCACTGCCCATAAATTCTGTATCTGGTAAATCGTATGTGCCTGTTACAAAATCGTAGGCACTTTCGATTCCTTGTCCTACGTAACTATCGGCTACATAGTCATATACATCTCCAACCGCCTGTCCGACTACACTGTCACTTATGCCCGTCCAAATATTACTTAACCAATCCCACATAGTTTTTAACCTCTTCTATTTACTTACGTATGCCGTACCAACTTTAAATATACCATTTAAAACAGCCTTACCTAGTTCTGTACTGAAGGTAGCATCACTTTCCATCTCGTACAGATCTGTATTAGCATCTATCTCCATAGATAGTAACCCTATCTCGTGGAAACGTTGCTCTTGACTCTCTGCTATTTTCAACGCCCAACCTGCTTCATCTCTGTATCTTTGCCACAAAGCATCTAAAGAAGCTTGAGTTATACCCAGTAGGTTTTGTACGTTCATTTGATTGGCTGCATTTTGGTTGGCAGTCTCTGCTGTATTTATCTCTCTACGCCACACAGCATTTGATTGTGCTATCTGTGTAGCCATAGTTGTGTTAAATCTTTCACGAGCATCAGATAGAGAAGCATTGTACTGAGCAATTGCATTCTTTTCGTTGACGTTAAACTGATCTTGAGCAGCTCTACGGTTTACATTGCCCGTTTCAATCTGGGCCCCTAATTCTGCAAAGAACTCGTCTATTTGATTTTGTGATTGTGCATTGAATTGAGCTGCTGAGTTTTCTGCTGCTTGATTAGATGTGAGTGCTTGCATCTGTCCAGCATAATCTATCTCTTGCATCTTCTGTTCGTTGTTTAAATTTTGTAGATCCATTGACAAGAATGACTTAGCATTGTTAACGGCAACTTGCATACGAGCATCTAAGTTAGCCTTATCCATTGACGCATAAGTCATGGCATTTTGCATAACTGCTTGCTGTTGGTTACTCAGATTAGCCATATCCATCTGTCCATAACGATCTGCATCAGCTTTGGCTATTGGTATACCTGATTCCATGATGGCTTGTGTTATGGCTGCAGAAGCCATACTAGATGCACCTAATCCTCTTGCCTGCATCATTGCACCTACGTTTCTTACAGCAGGGGCTGCCCAAGCAGGTAAAGGTTTACCTTCTTCAAATGATGAGAATAGTTGTTCTAATTGGTACTTGACAGTAGATTGTTCAGATACTTTACCTTGTGCTGCTTGAACTAGGGATTCCTTACTGACTGCTCCCTGTACGTCACCTATCACAGATTCAGATGATAGCTTACCTTGTGCGGCTACGGCTTCAGGAGTTCCGGGGATAGTACTTGCTGTGTACTTCTCTGCGTTTTGTTGAGACGGTACGGTGACATCTAAGTTTTCTGTTGATACAAGGCTGGGACTTACTGCATCAGTCGTATCTAGAGGATTTGGTGGGGTAAGAAGCTCTTCTCGTTGTACTTGTTGTACTTCAGGTACGTATTGAGTACCCGTTGGTAACGTGGTCGCACCCGCTCTTTCTTCTATTGTCTTTTGAATGTCTGTTACTGGTGTACTTTGTGCCATGTTTGTATTTCCTTTTGGTGTCTCAGGCGGTGTTACCCGTCCTAGATCACTTATGTTACTATCAACAGAGGTTGTCGGAGGTTTACCTATAGACTTTAAATAATTATCATAATCTTCAGCTTGCAGAGGACTACCAAAATTAACAACAGTTCCATCTGCTAGTCTACGAGGAACAATTACAGCAGAACTCGCCCTAAACATATTATTGGGTATTGTTGATTGATATTTTTTAAATGCTTCGTAATCAGGTAGAGTGTTTGCATTTTTGGGTTGTTGTGGCGATAATCCTACAGTTCCTGCATACTGTTGTGGGTCTTCAATCTTTGGTCGTGATTCAAATCTAGGGTCTCCCCTAAGAATTGGTTCACCTCTACCTACAGGCGATGATTCAAAACCTGACTGTTCGGTACTCTTTTTTATTCTACCTTGTTGACCTGTATCTGTAAGGTAATCTGTATAATATTTAGCCATCGCAACTGTTCGAGGACTATTTCCAAACCCATAAGCATCAGGTGTATCTATAGCAGAGTATATCCCCGTCATAGGGTTTTCTTTTAAAAACTGTTGAAATTGATTAGACTGAAAGAATTTCTCATCAGCACCTTTATCTATCCCAATTTGACGAAGTTTATCAGTATCCTGTTGTTGCATTGCCTTTTGCATAGCTTCAACAGAAGGATATGTTTTTCCGTCAAATCCAATTATAGCCACAGTCTACTCCCTACTTCATCACAATCGCAACCACTAAAGCTACCACACCAAGCGTACCCACCATAGACATAGCTTCTATTCGCCACATTCTTTTGTCTAGGGTTTCTAGCTTATCGTTGACTGCTTGGTATCGGATAGCACACTCTTTTTCGTGTGCTTCCAATTCCATTTGTACCTTTAACTCAGGCTGCATCTTCATCTGCTGCACTAGCTGTTGTTTCATTTTCCTCGCTACCCTTCACGGACTGTATTAACGAATTAGTAAAAGCATTTTGTGCTACAGTTACTTGGTCAAGTTGAAACTTTAAACTTGCAGCTTTAGCCTGTAAGTCTCTTATCTGATTGATAAAGTAACTTTGGTCTTGAGATAAGTCTTCTTCTTTATACTCTTTACCATCTATTGTGATTACATTGTTCTGTTCACTCATGCTGTGTATCCTTGACCTGCTGTGATTGCAGAGTTAACTGCTGTCATATCTTCATCTGTCCAATAGTCCTTAGCCACCATAATCTCTAAGTGTGCTACGTTCCTATCAACACAGTCTTGCTTATCTTCTGCTGTATCATCTGCCATTGCTGTACCTGCAATGATAGCATTGATAAGGTCAACTGAGTGACCCATAGCTGTGTAGTCTTGTGCTATTTCTTCTGCTGTTTTTTCTATGTCTGGCATTTTATTCTCCTTTTAAATTATTAGCCATTTTCTAAAGCTGTTACTTTAGCTTCTAATGTCTCAATCCTTGTCATAGCTTCTTGTAGTGCTTTGACTGCTTTCATGTAGAGTATTGAGTATTTTACTGTCTTAGTTGTTGTGCCTAAATCTTGTACATTTCCATTTTCATCTATTTCTGTATCCTTATTTTCATTAATAAGACCATTCATTCCTGCTGT